TGCAGACACCTGACTTGGAAATACTCCATACAATATGATACCATTTATCATCAAAATAATTTTCTGGAGCTAAGTAATACATAGACCAGTTTATGTAAAATAAAAGTTGATTTGAACCCCCATATTTGGCTATTAAGAAATGATTACTTGGTGACTTCCCTTCATTATTATCTCCAAAATCAAATATTCTGCACCAAGTACCAGAAGAAGCAGAACCTTTAAACCATAATGAAACTGTTATACCTCCTGCTTGATAAATCTGAAATGGGTTAATATTAGGTGATATATTAAGATAATTTCCTGCATTCAATCGAATACTACCTCGCCCTTTCGAAAAAACATTATTATCATATGTTGCGTTGTTATTTGATAGATGATTATTATTACCAGAACTGTCATTAAGCATACTATCGCTATTATCCATTTTGTACCAACATGTCAAATTAGTAGTATTTGTAAAAAAGGTTGTATTATTATAAAGATTATTCATCGTAATATTGCTATTCTTTTTGAATCTGATAATAATAATACCAGAACCTCCAGCACCACCATTATTGACTCGAAAAGAACCATAATTGTATGCACCTCCTCCTCCTCCTGAACCTGTTCCGCCTGTTCCATCATGTTTTGCTGCTTGTATTTCAGATACTGCACCATTTACAAAATTACCATCACCACCGATACCAGAACCACCAGAACCACCAATACCTGAACCATCATTGATAACACCGCCGCCGCCTCCTGCAGCATACCAGGTATTTGTACCTGTTATGTTGATTTGCACTCCGGATTGACCGTTTTTAGAAGCACTTGAAAATGCACCTCCCATACCACCACCTCCGCCTCCCACCCATCCAGAACCTGATACACCTAATGATCCTCTATAGCCACCAGGAACATTTGTAGAACCATTAAAATAGGTATTACCCTGTGTTGATGAACCACCTGAACTTGCTGAATCATTATTATTGTTCGTTCCACCACCACCACTACCCCCTGAATTACCAGATGTCGCAAAACTTACATTATAATTTCCACCACCACCACCTCCTTTCCCTTCATATGAGATTGAATTAATTATAAGTGTGTTATTATTACGCACAATTCTAGAAGGAACACCATTGTTACCATTTGTACTATTATTAGTTCTTACTGCTGTTGCAATATTAGCAGCACCACCTGCACCTACTGTTATACCATATGTACCTGTTGGCAGTATAACCCCTGTTTGATATACTACACCACCTGCGCCTCCACCTCCGCCAATATCTCCACCACCTGCACCTCCTCCTCCTACAATGAGAATATCACACGTAGTGTTATTTGGCACTGATAACTTGTAATTTACATTGGGTTCAGTAAACTCATAATAATAGTCGGTGCTATTTTCAATCTTCTTGGGTACAATGTCAATATTCTCCCCTGCAACCTCTTTCACAACTGTCTCTGCATATATATCGATATTTTGCAAAGCAACTTCTTTTTTCTGAACGATTGCTCCTTTCTTGATATTGAAGTTTGCAATATTTGTTATTTGTTCGAATGATGGGTTGTATTCACTATATCGAATTCTATTTTCACTTGCCTTTGTACTTTGATTATCAATGATATCTTGTTCTGTTTTTATAAGCCCACTATAATTGCTTTCAATTGTACCCCTTTTAGTTATTAATAATGATTCTAAATCAGACATTAGTTTAGGTTTTTGGTCTTCAGCACCGGTTGTCATATACTCACTACCATTCAATGGGATGTTTCTCATATTTATATATGTATATACAGACCTTTGAGCTTGCACCTCAATTAATTGTGATAGATTAAGACTTGCATTGATTGTTTCAATTGACATTATCTGTTTGTCTTCGCATAAATAGTTATAGACAAACTTATAAATACGAACTGGTTTCGATGAAAAACTAGTTACACTAAATATTCTGAAATTTTTCCCAGGTTTTGATGTATCATATGCCATACCATATGCACTGCTGGATGTGAATTGTGATACATTGAAGGATGTATCTTCTACAAACCCTGTTTGATCTTGTTTCACAGTTAACTTTTTAACATCATTTATATTTCTATTATTATCTAGGACTAATTTGATAAATGTTTTGTTCTTCAAAGAAGGTATAATATCATATTTTACAGAGCATATGCTATCAAGTAAATTATTGTAATTCATATTGGCATTTGTAGAGTTTAGAAAATTGAAAGAAGTGTGTTTAATGCCATTGAAAAGATTGGTATCGTGATCTGTATCACTAGTTGCTCCAGAACAATCATGATTTACTAGAGAATTATTCTGATATTCAAATGGCATAGGAAAACTATTGTATTGAAACTCTTTGAAACATTTGTTGACTAAAAAATCATTGATAATTGGTTTTGTACTATCCTTTGTATATTCTTTGAATTCATATTTTTTCTGATTATTATTATCATCTTTGGTGGTATCATCTTTGGTGGTATTGAACTCCTTCCATCCTTTAAATTCATATTTACAAGTATTCAGTGGATCCGCTGCTTTCGCAGTATCACAAGAATCTCTGTCATTTGTCAAATATACCTGACAAGTACGAAAATCAGCTTCAGGAGGATATTTTATCTTTGGAAAAGTGCAACTAGACTCTCCCTGAGTATTTCCTTCTTGTTGGTAGGTACTTATAGTTTTAGATACTGTCTTTTGTTGTTCTTGAAACATTTCATTCGTAGAATTGTATTGAACGTAAATGAAATATGTAATAGTAGCTATTAGTGTAATTGCAAGAACAGCTGTGCTTATCATTACAACCAGCTTATTGATGGAATTTAAGCTACATTTTTCCATAGTATAGAAGTTCTCTATAAGAATACACAGAAAAGAATACAGTAGGTTCATATCACATATGCGGTAAATTAGTTTATTTGTATATATATACAATCATCATTTGATGTCAAAAACTTGTTGTTATACATTAAAACAAGATACTTCCAAAAGAAATCAAATGATAATTTATTTGTTAGATTATTTATATCAGCTGCAATATTAAGATCATTTATATCATAAGTTTCCACATCTTGATAAAAAAAATTGGGGTCTTGTCGGTTATATCTTGCAATATTTTCATCTGCAGCGGTGATTTTGGGTTCTACACTATTTTTAAGATTTTCATTTATTTTTTTCCTATCTTTGTGTTGTTCAATTTGTGTGCTTATTCTATTACAGTTATTGTTGATACTTGCTAACGAAGCTATTGTAGTTTTTTGCTGTTCTACATTGGTCTTCAATTCTTGGTCTTTTTCCCAAAGAAATCTTCTCGTATCATTTGTCATTCTCACCTTATGTATCCATTCCCAGGGTTTCCACCAATCTGGACGCCAACTTTCCCAATTTTGTAGCTCTCTTTGTAATTGCATTTTTTTAACATGAATTTCATCAATCTTGATTTTATATAATTCAATTAATTTTTCAGAAGTACTTCTTTGCTGGATAATTGCTGGTGTATTACATGAGTTTTGAAAATCCTGTTCGCTGTGTGTAATTTGCTGATCGATTTGACCGATAATTCTCTCATAATGTGACTTTTCTGCATTATACTGGCTCTTAGTTCTATTTAAATTATTCAATGTCACATTATTCAAAAAATCCTTTATATCGTTCATACAATTTTTGGTTTCATTGAAATCAACACCATATGTACTGTTTTTAAGACATGGAAATCTGGATGATATCAATGATAACACTCGAATATGCATGCTGATTTCCGAATATATTTTCCTATCTGGTAATGTTCTTTTCAGCAAGACATTGGAAAGGTCGTTCAAACTGAAATCAATCTGTTGTGTATTGTATTCATATAATATGTTGTTATAAAAATTGCATATATATACATTTTTCTTACTTATATTGGGTTCAAGTGAAAGCCTATTTCTCGTGTTTTTAATAGTGAATAATTTTTCTTTTATCATAGGGTTCAGTGATAGGATATCTGGTTCATCATTAAATCTTTTTGTAGTATTATCGAATCTCACGAATTTCACATTAACAGCATCAGCTGCTCCGGAAATCCTTATATTATGTTGAATTTTTAGGAATACTAAACTAGATGATATGGAAATTGCTTCATTCAATTTAACAGATGCTGTCTCGTATGCAAATGTGCTTGCATCAAATGCCATAAATTTATCGTCGTTATTTGTACCACACCCTGTATTACAATTCAAATTATCTATTATGTGATTATCACAACTTGGTAATATATTATATTTAGTTATCATACTGTCTTGTATATTTTGCCTTGATGCTGCATCAAGTTGGGTAGATTGTAAATTGTAAAAACATGAACCCCATAATTCTGGTGGATTCATATGTATGTTTGGGGTGCCTTGCACTTTAAACTCATATGTATATTGAGAAGTGTCTTCATTTGCTATTTCAGTGAGTTCTGGTATTTGTATTTTACATAATTGTTTACCATTGTTATTGATTTTCTGCTGTCTTATTCTATGCAACGCTAGATAGTTGTATGTCTTATTATTATATCTTATTGTTTTGGTATACATATCTTTGATGATTTTTTTTATTAGTTCAGTAGAATATGCAGATGTAACAGACTCCATCATCATTCTGTTGTGACTGATATTATAAATAATTTGCAATTCAATTCTAAATTCATCAAAAACACCCTTGATATGTGCGTTGTTTTCATCATATCTTACTATATTTCCATCGAAGATTCGGCGCTTTTCTTTAGTATTTAGGATATCTACAAACCTTTTGTCGAATATATATATGTCGAAAGTACTAGTAGCATTTGGCTTCTGATACGTAGACCAGTTTGGACCATATAAATACAAGAGGGTACTGAGCTGCAAATTACTCATTTTGTATATCTCTTCAAATTTATCACACATTTGCCTTTCTTTCACAAAATAGACACTGCAAGGTCTCATATTTACTTCAGTGTAGCCATAATGTTGTATGAAGCATTTATTTGGTGCAGAAGAAGCCTGAAGGATCATATCAATGAAAGGAATAATGAAAGAATTGACGTCCAAATTTAATTTGATAATCCTCTTTCTGAAAGCATTATTATCTTTATATTCTGGTTTCGTTATATCTATTTTTGATATAATAGTACTTAGTATGGCATCATAATAGTTTTCATATTTGGTTGCAGGTGTCAACGAAGTCAAGTAGCTTTCACAGCTGATATTGATAGTTTTTAGAGGATTATCTGTATTTTCAAAAACATTGTATACATGTTGGTTCAAAAAATATTCAATAAAATCCTCATAAGCTATCTGTTCTGCTTGTGTCATATTTAATAATATATCATTAGCAGTAGGAGAAGGGGTCTGTGTCTTTATTCTTTCTTTTATTTGCAAGACACTAGTATCTATATGTGTGTAAATAGTATTTTTCAATGATATTTGCTGTTGATGCAGCAAATTGCTGTAATATGTTTCCAATTCTTCTTTGGATATTGATGATGCATTTTGCAGAGCATATGCAATGGTATTATAAGCGTCGTCATTCTCATTGAAATTGATAACTTCTTTATCAATCTTTTCACTTCTGACAATATCATTGATAGTTGTTATAAATGTGTCATTTGCAAGATATGTTTTCAAGTCTGTTGTATCTGCTGTTAAATCAAAATCTGCCTTGATTTTGTTATTGAATAATTCAGCATCACTATCAGAGATTGTTCTATCCATTTGGATGGCACTTCTTTATTATATTATGACAAATAAATATAAGAAACTATTATCATAGTATAAGTAAAGATGTCTATAGAAGACATTGAATATCTTAAGAAAAACAGTAGAAAACAAAGCTATACTTTTTTGATTGATAGTAGTGACCGTGATAGAAATATTTATCCTTACCCAAATAAATATGTTGTGAATTTTTCTGTTCCATTCAAAAATGTCATAGGCCTAGAAGTCATTGATGCGAGTATTCCTAGAACTATGTATAATGTGGACGTGCATAACAATGTACTGTATGTTTATATGACTACTTCGCAAAATGATCCATACATTCTCTTTGGAATGCGCGAAACAGTCACAAATTCTGCTGGAGAAACCGTTCCCTATACTGATTTATTTACAAAGATTGTAGTAGAACCCGGAGACTACACAGGAACAACATTTATTTCTGCTTTCAACAAGTTGACAAGTACTCTTGGTATTGATCTAAACATGAAAGCTTATTCTACGCCAGCAGAATTGAGTAATCTCATACAGTTTTACTCAGAATCATCCTCTTTTATTTTGGATATGAAACGGTCTACTATTTTTGAAATCCTGGGCTTTGATTTAAACATAGACTCTGAAGAAAGTAAGAAATCTATGGATAACAGGAAGTATGTATATATGGACTATTACAATGGAAAGCCAATGTTTGAAAAGATGTTCCATAGTACATTCAATAGTGTCATGAAACAAAATATCATTATATCACCTGGGATTATGTATTTTATGGGACATAAATATATTATTTTGCGATGTCCCGAAATTGAAGAGCATTTATATAGATCGTTATCATATTCAAAGTATAATCTAGGACTGGCTAAGTTTCGCATCAGTAGCTTTGGATATAATGACGAGAGGATTGTTGTCACTAAATTGCCAATAAGAGAATTTCATCCGATTGGAAAATTATCAAGGTTAACACTAAGGTTCGAGACAAATACAGGAGCATTGTATGATTTTAAAGGCGTTAATCATAATATTGTTTTTGCTGTTTATTATTATGAGCCAGTGCAAAACGAATATCCAACCGGGTCTTTGTTGAATCCAGAATATAAAATGAACTATATTGAATATCTGTATAAGCAGGAAGAAATGGAAGGTGATAGCGATGATGATGATGAAGAAGAGTTTTCAAGAGATGACCTTGAAAAGTATAAAAAGATAGAGACACAATATAGTGATGAAGGTGTAAGATTAGAACAATATAGGAGATTTACTTCAGATTGAGCTGCATTTGGAAGGCACTAATAACATTCTTGAGATTTTCTGTAGTAACCTCCTTTTTCTCAACCATTTCTGTCAACTTTTTTTCGTCAATCTTACCTGTTTCAATTTCGTCCTTGAGCTTCTTTTCAGCAGGATTTAAAGGCTTCTTGTCATCTTTTTCAGCCTTCGGAGGAGATGGTTTTACAGGAGGCTCTTCTACTACAGTCTTTGATGAAGCTGCTTCCTCTGCATCCGCAAAATATTCTCTGTATGCATGCTTCTTGTAGCTACATCCAAAGACAATGGAAATCAAAATAGCCACAGCTAGCATTAAGGAAACATACATCAAAAGACTATGATAGTCAATATTTTTCATAATTTATTCTGTTATAATATCAAGATTATTTTTGAGCTTAGAACAAATATATTCTATATATATAGATATTATGACTGAATTAAATCTTTTATATGGTGGTGATGATTTTTTGTTGAATAAGCCAGAAGAAAAAGTGAATAAAAACGATAGTATGAGGATATACCAGATGGCATCGCAAAACATGTATGAAGACCAATCAGTGCAACAAGTTCCACAAATGCAACCATCTCAGCTTACGCAGCTTACGCAGCTGACACAACAGCCTCAAATGCAAGCTCAGCAGGCTCAGCAGGCTCAGTTGATGCAGCAGCCTCAAATGCTAGCTCAGCAGCCTTCACAGGCATCATTTGATTCTCAATTCATGCAACAGGCACCAGTTCAGCAACAAAAGCGCCGGACACAGGAATACTCATTTTGGGACAGAATGAATATGAAAAAGTCAGAGGTGATTAAGCTTGCATTATTCTCTCTCGTCATTGTGCTAGGTATCTCCATAGATCGCATAGGCACTCATTACATCTCCAAGTATATCAGCGAGAATATCTTGACAGACTTCCAAGAAGTATTGCTGAGACTTTGCTACCCAATTCTTATATTTTTGCTACTATGGGTGTTGAAATCAGCTTAATAAATACTATTTATTTTTATTAGAGTATATATAATAATATATGGCAGATGCCGAAGAAGTCAAGGAACTGTATAAGAAAATTAGAGATATCCAATCAAAACAATTAAAAATACAAAATGAATTCATACGAACTTTTCGACAAGGAAAAAATAAAACAACACAACAACAGCCTGGAACATCATCATCTAATACTACAACAGAAACATTGATAGAATCTAAAAATAATGCTTTGATTTCTATACGTGAAGCACAAAGTAAAATAGATACAACAAGTACCAGATTAGATAATGCAAAAACATTATTATATGAAGTTAACGAAGTAAAAAAAGTAGTAGATTTTACTGTGAATGCAATAAATAATTTAGAAAAAGCACAGGAATTCGCTATTACATCAAAAAAAAATGCATTATTATTAGTATCTAATTCTGAAGATGCAGCAAAGTTTTTAAAAGGCACTGCAGATGCAACAAAAAAAACAGAAAAAAAACTCAGAAGTTTTTTCATTTTTACAAAAGCAGATATTCCCAATGCAAAATTTCAAGCAGCACTAGCAAATAGTAGATTAACTAATGCTCTTCAAAGTATTAAAAACGGGGGTAATAATAATCAAGATGAAAAAAAGGAAGGATATAATGCACCTCAATCAAATATAATAGTACCAGGTCCAAGTGTTCCTCAACGTCCTTTAGCACTAGACATATACACACAGACACGCAGACTCACAGACACAAACAGACGCAGAAGCAGAGACACAGCAGAAGTAGAAGCACCGAAAGTAGATATAAAAACTATTTTAAATAATAAAAAAAAATCAATTGAAAAATTATGTGAATTCGCTACGACAAATGCTTCATATGCAATAAGTCAAGTAAAGGAAGCACGTGTTATAATAATGAATAGCAATATTAATATTAAAGTTTTAAAAGATAAAACAATAAAGACATTATTTTCAGAAATATCAGAAACACTTGATTTTGTGAGTGAAACAGCAGGCTACATAACAACAGAAGTAAATAATATTATATCATATGTAAATAATGTTGTATCAAACGCTATTGATGCTACAAATGACGCTTTTGGTGCTGCTAAAGCTGCCACAGAAGCTATTGCAGCAGAAGAAGCTGTAGCACAAGCAAAGAAAAAATTAGCAGAAGCAAAAGCACAAGCAAAAGCAGAAGCACAAGCAGACGCACAAGCAGATTTAGAAGCAAAAAAACGATACAAGGGTACTACAGCAGTTGCAGCAAAGAGTACTGGAGAACAAGCCAAAACTTCAGCAGATGAATTATTGAAACAAATAAATGAAGCCAATAAGGCAATTAAAAATATAACCAAAGATTTTACTAAAAAATCTAATTTTCCATATAGACAAAAAAAAGGCCCAATAGAATCTGCAAAAAATGAGGCACAAAAAGCACAAGAAGCAGCAATAAAAACACTCGATGCAGCAAACAATACATACAATGCAGCAAACAATACATACAATGCAGCAAAAGAAGCAATAAAATTACTATCAGACCAAAATACTAAAATAGAAGAAAACAAGAATAGTCCATTAGCTATAGAAACGCAAATATCAAAATATAATAATATTGATAATACTGTTTCACTTGCTTTAGTTACTTATAAAAATAAGTCAGATAATACTACATTAGGTAAGTTTATAAAGGACGTATATGCAAAAGTAGTTGAAATATTGAAACCATTAAAAGAAGAAATTAATAGTTTGATTACAGAGTTTCAAAGATTGAAACCAGTACTTGCAGAGCTAAAAACTCAAATTGAAAAAATAAAGAATACAACAAATGTAGCTGATGATAATAATACCAACGAGATGATACAAAAAGATGCAGATGCTGCTAATCAACAAACCAATATGCTTGTATTGCTGAATAATTTGATAAATGAAACATCCATAGTATCTATGCTTAGTGATAAGAGATATCTATATACTATTCAAGTTAAAAACAAAAACAAAAACAATACCTATACAAATGTATTTAAAAATGAAGAAATTGAAAATATTGATACAAAATCCGATGATGATAATGATGGCAAGCCAATAGATGCTGCAGTTATTACACCAGTATCAGAAGAAATAAACAATGAAGGAGATACAACAAAACAATTTGGAGGTGAAAATGACAATAATCAAAGACTTAATTTTAAAATACAAATTAAAGATATAAATCAACTAGAATATGATAATATCTATATCGTGGAATATAGAACTGATAACATAGAAGAAATAGACAAATTTTTTGAAGGTTTCTCATTAAATGATTTCTCAATAAATGATTTATATCAGTATATTGCTAACTTCCAAAAATATATAGAAAAAAATAATGAAGGAAAAAATATGGATTTCGCAGATAGGACAAAAGATAGAAGTTTGCTAGTAAAGAGGTACCCTATACATCAATACTTTACTACTTTCAATAAAAATAATGGTTTAGATTATAAAGGTGTAAAAAATGCTTATGTAAATGGTGATAAATTATACATCAAAGCTATCAAGTTTTATGAGAAACGTTTAGATGCATTTTTACAGAAATTGGAAAATTATAGGAGTAGCAATAATGAAAATACAGGTTGGTTTAACACAAAAGGTATTGATTTATGGTATACAATGGTAAATCATTATGGTTTTATTATCATCATAATCATATTAATAATCCTATTTGTTTTACATTTAAGCACATTCACATCATTTATAAACAGTGTATATCAGAGGAAACTTTCTTTGCAACCTAGTATTATAGATGATAGTATGTATGCAGGATATGCTGATATTGCAAATGTTTATATGCCGGCATTAGGCGAGATGTATTATGAGAGAATAGCTATGGCAACATTTCTTGCATATTTTTTACTTTTTATATTTGTAGTTCTTATCAATTTGTGGTATATATCAGATGCTCTTCAAGGAAGAATGAGAGTATGGAATTTTATTCCATTGCATTGGATAATTACATCCACGCATGAATTGTATATTTTTGACAAGCGAGCAAATTTTGTCATGTACTATGGTCTGATGATATTGATATTCATTATAATTGTTAATATATTGTATTATTTAATTATATTCAATACACAGTCAGACACATTCAAGACTAGATATGAAAGCAATAAAGAACTGCAAGAACTATATGAGAATATTGATAAAGACTTACTCAAATATTTGCTAGATAACAATATAGAAGAAGTAGATGGTGTTAAATTAAATACAATTGATTTAAAATTGGCACACTGGATGTATGGTGGAACAGTACAACAACTAGAGACCAGAATAGGAAGAACAAATCCAGAAGCTGCTGACATGGAAAATACAAAAAAAAAGAGGTTCAAGATATTATTAACAGTAGTATTTGTAAAACATTATGTAGGACCTAAATACAAAAAAGAATTATCAAACATAACGGATATTGAAGAGGACCCGTTACCAAATGTATTTTTATATTCGAAAAGTCAGCTGCTTGATGGGGTCTTACCACAAAGTTATGATAAAGTTGTATTTGGAAATACTTTGAATATTATCAATCGCCCCCCTGAAGATTTGAGGAATGCAATAGCTGCAAAAAAAACAAATAAGGGTGATGAAAATTTTTGTAAAAATATAGGAGACCAATTTTATTGTGGTGCAGGCAATAAGAACAATGATTTTAGTTTCCTGGATGGTAATACATTATTACTTAACGAATATTTTAATAAAAATTACCAACAAGTATACAGGAGTATACAAGATGCTAGACGTAAAATCAGAAGTCAAGATAGTGCCATCTTATACAGAGTAGATGTTATACTTTCATTTATCTTCATGTTATTGATTGGTTTCTGTTTGCTTCAAATATTCTTATGGCTCTTTTTCGATAATATTGATGTATATGAAATATTTTTTATTAAACATAAATCAAAACTGCAGACCATATTTCAAATCATAGTTGTGGTTGTCATCTTAATAGTCATCTTATAACTTCAAATAATATATGTAAATATAATAAGGAGTTCTTATGAGTATATTCAGCAGAAAGAAGAAGAATAAAAATGCATCATCCATGCAAACAGGAACAGCAGCAACATTAGATAATGCAAATGCACCATCAGTGCTACCACCGCATACAGCAACATTAGATAATGCAGATGCACCATCAGCGCCACCACAGCATACAGCAACATTAGATAATGCAGATGCACCATCAGCGCCACCACAACCAATACCACTATCATATGATGCATACATAACACAACCAATATCACCATCATATAATCCAAATGCAGACATACTACCAACAGCATATGCATCAAATAAACATTCGAATGATACACAGTCCTTTGATGATGATACTAACAATGAAACTGAGTCAAACAAACAACTTTCAAACACATCACAAGATAGTTCATCTAAAGGACAAGATGATATTTCTCAAAGTGAACTTGAAATGTCAGCAGACAAAACTACTGATACGTACAATAATCAACCCAAGAATGGTAAATCATTTGATATTGATGCTAATTTGAATAATGCTCTATACTATCTGATAGTACTCCTGATATGTCTCATGTTAGGAATTGCTGTTATTGTTGTTGCAATTTTAACCATATACAATTATGCAACCTTCTCTTATTATACTATCTATGATTTCTTATTATCAAGTGATGAAATTAATGCAGAAAAATTATTCATCAGAGACACTTATTCTTTTAAGCTGCTTAATTACATATTCTGCCAAGGACAGGATATGCTGTCGCCAAAAGAATGTGGTTCATCTGGTGTAGGATATTATGTTGAATATTTCTTTCAATTGTTTGTTCCATTTGATAATTGCGACAGCGAATCAAAAGTTTATATTTATAGCCTCAATAAGCTTTTCAATATTTGCATGAATTTATTGTATTTTGTTTTCATCATTATAATCGTCCAACTACTTGTTTATATCATAATATATATCTTTTTGCAAGGCATGAGAAAGTATGAAATAAAGGGGGAAATCATGTTTAGTTATTTGAGTGCAAGAAATCCATTATGTATTTACATTATGCTTTTGATATTTGCATATTGTCTGATTCACGCAATTCATTTCAAGTTTACATTTATTGATAATGTATATGATAGGATTTACAAAAAGTATGAAGTATTCAGGACATTAGACCTGTATGTGCATGGTGAAGCCAAAGCAATTGAAGGAGATCTAGCATTTTTAAGTTTGCTAAAAGCCTCCACAATATATAATATTGGTAGAGATGTTGTGGTAACTACGTATAATCACAAGGATAAAATTATTGCAGAAATTAAAGATACTGACAGTAATCAAGTGCAAAGTACTAAACTTTTCTTGTATGCATTATATACATATATTGTGGAACATAATAATGGTTCTGATATAGAGATTGTAAAAAAGCTCAACACAGTGGTATTGCAGAATGCATCAGAAGATGGAGATGCAAATAGTTCTGTCAAACATATCATGAGAGAATTCTTTAAATTAAACATTGACATGGATACAATGAAAACAGATATCAATAATGTAGTTATTAATATAGGCAATGATATTGCATCTTTGAAAAATAGTGCAACACCTAAACCTACAACTGCATTTACAAATCAGCTTAATGACTTTAATTTTGAAACTGAAGTTGGTGATGCAGATAAGACCACAGTCAGATATAATTTAGCTATCAAATTGAGTACTTTTTATAAACTGTTAGAAACTTCTTCATATGAGAATTTTGATGATGTCATATATTACATGAATATGTATATTGTATTAGAATGGTTCATAAATGCTATTTTTATATTACTTATATTACTAGTAGTATACTATAATGCAGACCAAAGTCCGTGGATCAAACGAATTGTCATTGCAGTTCAGACCTTTATACTTAGTATTATACAGGAACTGCAGACAGCCATCATTGGTATCTAAAATGCATTTAAGGAATGTAGCATAAGAAAAACTAAATGGATAATAATAAATATTTGCTTAACATCAAAACCATTCAGGCTTCTACTTTCAAGCAAGTCATTGATGCATTGAAAGAAATCTTAATGGATGTCAATCTCGAAATAGATGAGACAGGTATCAAGATTGTAGCTATGGATAATACTCATATTGTACTCATCCATCTGAAGTTAGAGGCAGACAAGTTCGAGCATTATTATTGTGAAAAGAAGCTTTATATTGGCATCAATATGCTAAGGCTCCATGCACTTATCAAGACAATTACAAATAATGATATTCTGTCTCTCTATATTTTGAAAGATGACCCCAATCTACTTGGTATAACCATTGACAATAATGATAAGAATTTCAAGACCAACTACAAACTCTCTGTGCTTGATATTGACGTACTGAATATCCAAATTCCTCCTGTAGACTTTCATACCATTATCACGATGCCTTCTTCTTACTTGCAGAAGATAATCAGGGATATGCATAATTTAGCAGAGTATATTGAGTTCCGGAACATCGGAGATAAGCTCATACTAAGCTGTAAAGGAGACTTCTGTACGCAAGAGACTATTATGGGTACTGATAAAACTCAGGCTATTACTATCAAGAAAAACGCAACAGAAGAAATAGAACATGAAATTATCCAAGGCATCTTTAGCCTGAAATATCTTGCCATATTCACCAAATGCACTAACCTCTCTAATACAGTAGAAATCTACCTAAAGAATAACTATCCAATTATATTAAGATATACCATAGCATCTCTAGGAGAAATCAAATTATGTTTGTCTCAACAAGATATTTCTTGACAAATAGAACCAAGTTCATCATAGCTAAATTGTTATCTATGATTTTGATATACAACATAACATATTATGTCATATATCATTCAGTATTATTTATGAGACTGGGTGCATAATAATCACAAAAATAAATTCATATAGAAAGTGTGGATAATTTAGGATATATGACATACTTATAATAAATCCTTTCAATTTTTGACAGAGCATTCTGTAGTATGTTGAATATCTCATTAAGACACGCGAAATAATTACTAGAGAAAACTAAGGTGTCGTCATTTAATATATATTTGATTTGTTTTTTGATTTCAAAGAAAATAATTTGAAACTTATCCATCAAGTTCTATAATGTGTAAAAGACAAAGTCCTTAAGTACTACGAGACTTGCCACTAAAAATCTGCATCAAGGGTGAACTTCCTTATTTCTGAATGTTCTTGTTTACTTCCAACATTCGCCTTGCTATATTGCGAAACCCTACTTTCAAAGAAGTTAGACTTTGTCTCAATGGAAATTCTCTCCATGAACGGAAATGGATTGCCTGCATTCCATATCTTTTCATAATTCATTTGGACCAGCAATCTGTCTGCAACAAATTCAATATATGAACCCATAAGTTCTGCATTCATACCTAGCATAGAACAAGGGATACTTTCAATAATGAAGTTCTTCTCAACCTCCACAGCTTCTCTAATAATCTGGTGTACTACTTCTTGACTTAATCTTTCTTTAATCATAGAATATAGTAATACAGCAAACTCTACATGCATTCCTTCATCACGGCTAATGAGTTCATTGGAAAAACACAGGCCAGGCATCAAACCTCTTTCCTTCAGCCAGAAGATACTACAGAATGCGCCACTGAAAAATACACCTTCTACAATAGCAAATGCCAGCAGTCTCTGTGCGAAAGATGCATCATTGTCATTTATCCACCTAAAACACCAATCTGCTTTTTTCTTTATGCAAGGGGTATATTGAATTGCATTAAAAGCCTCATGCTTTTCTTTTGGATCCTTGAAATATGTGTCTATTAACAAAGAATAAGTTTCTGAATGAATATTTTCAATTGTCATTTGAAAGGCATAAAAGAACTTGGCTTCTAATAGCTGAACTTCGTTCAAAAAACGCTCACCCAGGTTTATATTCACAATAGTATCACTTGAGCTAAAGAACGCCAAAATGTTCTTGATGAAGTTCCTCTCGTTTTCATTGAGACTATTGAAATCATCTATATCCTTACTGAGGTCTACCTCTTCAGCAGTCCAAAAAGAGCTGACAGCCTTCTTATACATATCCCAAATATTTTCATGTTTTATCGGAAAAATTGTGAGTCTACTGGCATCCTCTGTAAGCAATATTTCAGTCTCCATTACTATATTATATGTGTTATTTTTTTATATAATAACCTTAGGAGGAAGGGTTTCAGAGGGGTTTAGGAGGAGGATGGGGGGGTAAAACGCTTTATTATCAAATGCATATCATCGCTCCCGCTCACCACATAATTGCCTTTAGGCGAGAACGCAACAGAGTTCACACTTTTTTCGTGCTTTGTATACGAGATTCGCGATTCTGTATTTACATCCCATATCTTTACTGCGCTATCATATTCCCCACTGCTCCCGCTCACCACATAATTGCCGTCAGGCGAGAACGCAACTGAGCTGACCCAACTAGTGTGCCCCGTCAGGGGAGCCATGGCCTCCTTGCCTTCCTCCACGTCCCAGATCCTCACTGTATTGTCATCGCTCCCGCTTGCTACAAGCCTGCCGTCAGGCGAGAATGCAACTGAGCTGACCCCACTAGTGTGCCCCATCAGGGGAGCCATGGCATCCTTGCCTGTTCCTACGTCCCAGATCCTCACTGTCTCATCATAGCTCCCGCTTGCCACAAGCTCGCCTGATGGCGAGAACGCAACGGAGGTTACCGCGCTAATGTGCCCCTTAAGGGTTTTAATTTCCTCTATTGGAATAACTTTCAGGGGTTCCTCTTTTTTTTCATCTTTTTTTTCATCTTTTTTTTCATCTTTTTTTTCATCTTTTTTTTCATCTTTTTTTTCATCTTCTTTTTTTTTCACTACTTCCCATATCATCACATTATTGTTATTGCTCCCGCTTGCCACAAGCTTGCTGTCAGGCGAGAACGCAACAGAGTTGACTTCCGAATACACTTCTATTTTTCCCTCTATTATTTCTTCTTTTTTTTCTCCATTCCCACCTCTCATTATTTTTTTATAATCTTTGATACTTATATATTGATTCTTATATTTGATATAATTTACTCTAGAATTTGGTTTACGATAAACAATTCTTTTCATATTATTTATCATAATAGTTTTCTTAGTTCTTGTGTTCTTTGTGGCTATGTTTTTTTGTGGCGTATTTGAGGAATTATTGATTTTTTTTGTGCTTGTTTCTCGCATCATCTTTTTGTAATCTTTAACACTTAGGTATTGATTTTTATGTTTGATGTATTTTACCCTTGATTTTTGCTTGTAATAAATGTATTTATTTTTATCATTTATTGTTATGGTTTCTTTCGTTCTCTTGTACTCATCATTCATTTGTACTATAAGCTCTTATATATACATACAAAAAAATAATTAAGCAGAACATAGTACACACGACCCTCCATTTTCATCAGAACACTTCAATTTTCTCTTGGCAAACTCAGGGTCAATCGTGAATTGCTGTGTCTTAGCCTTTGGTCTTGTACGCAGATAATAGGAACCTGTTTTCAACCCCTTGGACTGTGCGTAGAAGTGCATACTAGATAGCTTTTGGAAGTCAGGGTCCTCCATGAAAATATTAAGGCTCTGAGTTTGGCAAATATAGATGCCGCGGTCGGCTGACATGTCAATGATGTTCCTTTGCTTGATTTCCCATGCAGTTTTGTATAATGCCTTCAAATCATCTGGAATTTCTTTAATATCCTGAATGCTTCCGTTATACAATATAATTAGGTCCTTCATTTCTTTCGACCAAAGATCACGTTCAATCAAATCATGAATCAAATATTTGTTGATAATAATGAATTCACCACTCAATGTCTTCCTCTGGAAAATGTTATTTGTAAAAGGCTCAAAGCTCTCATTGAACCCCATAATCTGTGATGTAGATGCTGTAGGCATAGGCGATAATAGAAGACTATTGCGAATACCATATTGTATAACATCTTTTCTCAATGCTTCCCAATCATACCTATCAGATGGTTTCGCACCCCAAAGATCAAATTGAAATTGCCCTTCGGACATTGGGCTACCTAGAAAAGATGTATAACTACCTGCATAATCACTATGCATAATTTCTTTTTCAAACTCATTCACATAATTTTCTAACTTCTCTTCAGAGCTGCCAGCAAGGATATCTTTGATAACTTGTGTCCGCTTTTTTGAAAGTTCCATTGAAGCCTCCAATGCAGCATGGTAAATGGTTTCAAAAATCTGCTTATTCAATTCTTTTGCCTCATCACTTTCAAAAGGGTATCTCAACTGTACGAAGACATCAGCTAGACCTTGGACGCCAATACCAATAGGCCTGTGCTTCAAATTGGACCTGCGAGCTTTCTCAATAGGATAAAAGTTCTTATCAATCACCTTGTTAAGATTTTTTGTTATGACTTTTGTAATTTCATGTAATTTATCAAAATTATATTCTAGCTTGCCTTCTGCAGACTTCTCTATGTAAGAAGGCAAACAAATAGACGCAAGATTGCATACACCTGTTTCTTCTGGAGATGAATAAATCAGCACCTCCGCACAGAGATTGCTAGACTTGATTGTTCCCAGATTCTTTTGATTGCTCTTTTTGTTTGCAGCATCCTTGTAAAGGATATAAGGGACCCCTTGTTCTATCTGTGCCTCTAAAATCTTGAACCATAGGTCTTGGGCGTTCACTTGTCTAGTGTATTTGCCTTCGCTCTCATAGCGTTCATAGAGTTCATTGAATTCCTCTCCGTATACGTCACTTAGCCCTTGGCATCTATCCGGACACATAAGAGACCATTTCTTATTTTCTTTCACACGCTGCATGAAGAGGTCTGGAACCCAGAGTGCCAAAAACAAATCTCGACATCTATCCTCCTCATTACCGTGGTTTTTCTTTAACTCCAAGAAGCCTTCAATATCAGAATGCCATGGCTCCAAATACACTGCAATACTCCCTAGACGCTTTCCTGCTTGATCGATGTATCTAGCTGTATTATTGAAAACCCTCAACATAGGAATGATGCCATTGGAAGTACCATTTGTGCCTCTAATATGACTTCCTTTGGCACGGATCTGATGTATGTGAATACCAATGCCACCAGCATACTTAGAAATCAGTGCTAAATCTTTCAGAGTATCAAATATCCCTGCTACACTGTCTTCTGTCATACTGCATAAGAAACAGCTACTGAGCTGTGGTCTGTTTGTTCCTGCATTAAACAAAGTAGGTGTTGCATGTGTAAAATATTTCTTACTCATCAAGTCATAGGTCTGTAGCACCTCTCTGATATCAGCTCCATGAATACCAATCGCAACACGCATCCATAGATGCTGAGGTCTCTCAATGACTTTCTTATTCACACGCAGCAGGTAAGCTCTTTCTAGAGTTTTGAAGCCAAAATAGTCAAATAAATAGTCACGCTGGTAATCAATATAGGTATTCAGTTTCTCTTTGTTCTTACAAACCACTTGATAGACCTCTTCTGAAACTAGTGGCGAAGGATTATTATGGATGTCCTTATTATCATAAAGTGTCTGAATAGTCTCACTGAAAGATGGTGATGTATTCTTATGATGATTTGAAATGATAATCCTAGATGCTAGCACACTGTATTCAGGATTCTCAATAGCAAGACTGCTACACAGTTGAGCTGCCAACTCATCTAGCTCAGTTGCTTTCACACCATCATAGATACGAGTACAAACTTTCTGGGCTATCTCTGATACATCAATCTTCAGGTCATTTGATAGATTTTTTAACCTGTTAAGGACCTTGTCAAAGCTAACATCTTCATAGTCTCCGTTTCTCTTGACAACACGCATGCTTTGCATTATATACAAGCAAAGGTTTTATATCTGTTTTCCTCTCATAAACAAGGGTTAAAATGTTCCGAAACGAGCACCATATAAGCAGAAATTGAGACATATATGTGCTACTCATGCAGACCCCAAGCGAAGAAGACAAGGTAAGCGACTGCATAATGACTGATGTAGATGATATTCTCAACACACCATCTGGTTGGCTAGTAGCCCTGATAGAAGAACAAAGGAAAAAGGAAGATGAAAAGGATATTTGGAAGCACAGCAAGTACAAGGACATTGCAAAGCTGCAATCAAATAATGTTGGTATTGTAGGCGAACAGCTTGTATACACTCTATGTAATAAAGCAGGTATTGAAGCGTCCATTGATGGTGTGAAGACTAAACAAAAGGGTGGTGGTGTGGGTGACGGAATAATCAATGAAAAGACTGTGGAGATCAAGACAGCCATTCAAGGTAATACTACAAGGAGCTTTCAGCATGAGCTAGGTGAGGTTCCTTGGAAGGCTGATTACATGATTTTCATGGATATTTCACCAGACCATTACTATATGACTATCTTCAAGAACTTCACGGAGGACCACTATAAATCAGGGGACAAATGCACCCCTTATTTCCCTACCAAGTCTATTACTTGGCGAAAGAAAAAAGGTGCCTTCAAGCTTGATACTACTGTTACCATCAATGAAGACAATATCCGAAAAGGTATTTCCATAAAAATAACTGATGATATAGATGCGCTGAATATCAAAGATTTTGTCATGTCAATCATCCAATAAACTATATATTTGTGAGCTTCGTAAGTTGTATGCTGAGTTTGTAGATAAGAATGCTATTGAGCCTAAATCTGTGTTGTGTATTTTTTGCATCAATTCATCTTTCTTATCATTAAAGACTATCCCATATCCTTTTTTTCCAGGCAGCTCCTCAAAAGCAGCATAGCATCGCATATTATTCCGGCCAAAACACGTAGAAGGAACATAGACATCACATTTACCTATCATGGCTTTATTTCTAGTCGTTGAAGGTGTTCCACCATCACTAAGAGAATATACTTTGATGCTTTTATTTTCCTTAGCAGACATATCATATTCAGCATTTTTATGCTGTTTCGACCATATCTGAAAGATTGTATTTATATTAACAGATTTCTTATCAGGTTCATAGAAGGCACTATCTATTTTTTCTGAATGAATGAGATTGTATCCTTTAACGCGTTTTCTGGGAACACCTTTGCCATCACTTTCAAATAGCTGTGGTAATATGAAACATACATAATCAGCAAATTCATAGGAATGATTAATAAACTTCAAAGCCAAATGTCCCCTTAGGCCAAATGGAGGGTTGCCAAAGACAATATATTTTTGTATGTCTGCTGGTTTCCATGTTAGATAGTTTTGTGTTATTATATAACTAATCTTTGGTTCTATATCCATTGCAATTGTTTTAGTAGCGGGCAATACTTGCAAGAAACTTCCATCGCCTGCAGATGGTTCTACAAAATAATACTCATCTATGTTTTCTCCTAGTTCATTTAATTTTTCCTTGAATACATCAAAGCAATGCTTAGCAGTATTTCTAGGTGTATAGAATTGGTCTTTTTGTTTTGAAGAATATAGAGAATAATCTATTTCTTTATTTGCAAGTCGCAACAATTCAAATTCATACTGACATGGAACTTCATTGAGTTTTAGCCATCTTGTCAATGTTCCCGAAGCCAAACAAATTTCTTCTGATAATTGTTTAATACTAAATGACTTTAATAATTCTTTTACTAATGATATGAGGTCATTCATTTGTATATATTATACATTATTATTAATATATCATTTTTTCATATTATATAAGTACTGATACATTATTTACGACACGCCTTCAAGTATTAGAACCTGTAGAACTATCTGAATGACACAACATAATTCCATCCGAAGTTTGCATATAACCCTCAATATTTAGATTTCCGTTATGCTCTTGTATATGACATTCTTTACAAAGAGGAACTAAATTGTGTTGGGCGTTTTTGTGATGGCTCTCTAAAAACCCTGCCTTATCAGCCAGAGCCTGATATTTGATATGATGTGTATCTATGGCTTTATTTCCACATACAACACATTTATCCATCAGAACCTTTGCATTATATCTTGATTTTTTCTTATTGATTATCATAGTATCTAAGCCATGTACCTCTTTTCTAATGGTCTCTGCATTCTTCATAAAATCTTTTGGCATATCTAATGATTTACATACTTCAATGCCATAGATTTGCGACCCCTGACCTTCTTGCAATTTCCTATCATAGATGATGCGATTTTTTTCGTCAATATGAATATGCATATGCTTAATGTTAACCTGCTTTTTCATATGCTCTTTGATAATTTTAAGATTTGTAAGCTCGTGCAAATGTGTTGCAAATATAAAAGATGCATTCTTTTTAACAAGAGTATCTATGCCACTAGCTACAATAGCCAATGCAGAAATGAATTCAGTCCCACAGCATATTTCATCGCCAATCACAAGACTGTATTTATTACATCTTTGCAATATATTTCGCAATTCTGTCATTTCAACTGTAAAGCTAGACATACCTTTGTAAATATTATCCATACCTGAAATCCTAGTAAATATATGATGATATGGGTGAAACTCAAAACCATTTGCTGCAACATACATCCCAGCTTGGGCCATAATGATATTTAGGCCTACAGCCTTCATAAATGACGATTTGCCTGATGCATTGATACCATATAAGAGTATACCAGAAGCAGTAGTCCCTAGTTCAACCTCATTTCCAATGTAAGCGACTGTATCATCTATTCTTTCTATGATGGGATGTCTGAGGTTTGTAGCTTTCATGTAGGATTTATCGGCATGTTTGGTTAGCGGCCTAGTATAGCAATACTCAAAAGCATTCCTGGCGCAACAGCATGCAATATCCACACGAGTTAGATATTTTATCAGATTATCTATGCCATCTGCATGCTTTGCAATAAAATTGCTAACGAAATCATAATAATATTTCAAAACTAGCGAAGATATGCTAGAATTAAATCGCTGCATATTTGATGACTGAAGCATAATGTCTTCATTCACTAGTTTATAGTTGTTGGAACTACCTAGAACCTTCTTGTCAAATGTAGCCATCAAGATTTTGTCAATTGTTGTTGCAGTATCAAATCGCTTCTTTGTCATGGATAGATAATGACCGTCGCGTTCATTGTATTCTATTTTACAAGCAGTTGTATCATTTGGTCCTAAATGATTAATTGTCTCACAAATAGCCTTTATCTTCTCGTAGGCAGTATTATACTCATGTGTGGCACTATCAATATCTGCAAATATTCCCTCCACAAAGAAGTTTCCCATATTGTTTTTATCCTGCAAATTATATTTGGAGGCTTCATCTAGATCTATATTGGCATATCCTTCTACAATTATGATTATATCTGCAACATCATAATTAAAATGTGTATCAAGCAGTGCTATGATATCTTTGGCAGCAGATAAAGATGTATGAAAAGAACACCAGTCCATTGGCGAAAATTTGTTTAGCATCATTCTTCTCTTCATTCTTTCCAAGTCCAGGATGTCCGAAAGCTTCTTTCTCACATCTTTAAATAGATTATTTTCAAGCAGTTTATCAATATCATCATAGGATTGATTGAGCGCTTCAGCACAAACCATAGGCATCAGCAATCTATCTTTGAAAGCTCTGCAACCGAAAGATGTCGAACACCTATTCAGAATTTCAAGGAGAGGTTTATCACCTTGGTACAAACCTAGGACATTCAGTTGTAATGCACTATTAAATTCTATACATAAGTTCTTGTTATCTTCGAAAACAATAGGCTCTTGTAATTCCTTGATAATATCCGCATTATGTTCGTAGGCAAATTGTAGTAGACAGCAAAACGAAACCCTTGCAATATCCAGCTTTTCTAGGTTCAGAACTTCTATGATTGAGAGCATGGTTTTTTTAGAAAAGAAGGCTTTTTCTAGAATACCTTTCTGATATACTAGTTTCTTCATGATATCAATATATTCGTAATTTTCCCATTTGAAATGTGTTAGTATATTGCTTACATTAAGATTCTTCAGAATGTATGCTTTCTCATCTGCAGAAAGTTTTTTACTAGATAATATGGCTAATTCAGACGGATTGTATGTACTAATAAATCTGAATACTTCGTCATTCGCAAATTCAGGATCTTTTTTCATGGACCCTGCTTCATATATGAAAGTTTTACCAGTAGAAAGGTCTATTCCTGCTATGCCTACTACTAAAAGACTGTCTATGAACTCGTAATAGAGGACCATCATAAAATTGCTCTTTTTATTTTGCACTGTTATATTCATACCTGGTGACAGGATTTCAGTCACTTTACGTTCTGGATTTGGAGGCTCTGTCACTTGCTCTATGAGTACTATAGTGTAATTATGATTAAGAAGTATCTGTGTATATTTGGAGATGGTATATAATGGAAATCCTGCCATCAGAGGATTACTATTAGAGACTTCTAGAATGCTCTTATTTTTGCGAGATATCTGGATATTACAGAGGTCTGCAATAGTGTAGATATCATTATCTGCAATATTATCATTCACAGAATAAAGTTCATAAAAGGAACCAACTTGCATTAACACAATACATTTATCTCCATATTTGCCTTTGTAAGTCTTTGAATATTCAAGATAATCATCTATAATCATAGCGTGGGAGCTGAAACATATATAATATGAAGATATATTCTTATATCAAGGAAATGATGACAAAATATTTGGTTATCAGCAAGCACACTTTTTTGTTGAAAAAGCTACAAAAAAATGAATATATAAAGTCTTTGTTATCAGAATATCTAAAGAAAATTACTGATGCAAAAAATCGAGGAAACATTCAACAACACTCTAAATATGATAAGAAATAAGGAGGTACTTGCTTCAAAACTTTCTGAAGAGCAAAAACTGGTGCTATACAGGTACTACAAACAGGCTACTGTAGGGGACTGTTATGTTGAGGAGCCTGATATAATGGATTATGAATCTTATGTAAAATGGAAGGCGTGGATGAGTGTCAAGGGAACGGATAAAGAAACTGCGATGAAAGAATACATATGCCATTATAATTTGTTACTACAGATGTATTGTTTGACAACCTACTTTGATAGCAATCATAGTCTATGAAATTATATAAGATTTTGACAGATAAATAAATGTAAAATGGATCTAAAATCAGAATTTGAAAGTGTTGTAAAGGCTATTCAAGACACGAAAGGCCAGGGTAATAATCTGACAGATAATGATAAGCTAGATATGTATAAGTATTTCAAACAGGCAACTGTAGGAGACTGCAATATTGCGGAGCCTTGGACTGTTTATTTTGAGGCTCATGCAAAATGGAAGGCTTGGAATGATGTGAGAGGGATGTCAAAGGAAGATGCTATGAAGAATTACATTGAACTGTATAATACTTACAAATAATTTTTGATGTCATAATCTCTGAAAGTCTGATACAATTTCTTGATAAATGTAAGCTTCTGGTATTCTCTGTCATCTACAGCATATGAATTGACAAGATATCTATATAGATAATATTTAACATCAAAATACATGAATATAATTAGTGTTATGAAACTGTTGAGGAATTGATTAATGTATGGGTAAAATACAGTATATATAACATATAAAATAAGTATACATAATACTATGATTACATAAAAGATGAAGGTATATATGGCATCTCTATAGGAAGTAAAGATATCTATATATTCATCAAAATACCATCTTTCTCTTTTTTGTAAAAAGTGGAAACTATTTACTTTTAATTCATCTACATATGGCTCATATGTTTCATCAATGGTTATTGGAGGTCTCTTAATAATATGTAATAAATAGTTTTTGCTAAAATTCGTATGTTTGCCGTCGAAGCATACATTACACGCCCTCTTCAACATTCGAATAATATTCACAAATTGGTCCATGTTTTCAACACCTGTTGTGCTTTTCAAATCCAGAAACCATTCTTTATATTTGGGCGTATCACCTACGATAATGCTTATGTTTTCTGCTATACTATATGCGTGTTCTATATTCTCTTTTGATAGAGGAAGTGTTTGCAGTGCTAATTGAACGGTAATACTGGGAACTACCACATTCGTATTTATAATATTGCTGCTTAAGTCAGGTATGCTGACAAGCATGTCATTCACATATTTTTGAATATCAGTCTTTAATGAAGTCCAAATGACATTGTCTTTATTTTCAATTGATGTTTTTACAGCATCAATAACATTTATGTTATCTTTATTTTTCAAAAGTTCTACATCTGTTGAGCTTTCAAATATTTGCTTCCTGTTATTCAAATATTTACTATATTGGCTTTTGAAAATATCAAAGCTTGTGCCAAGCAGACAAACTAATGCTATAGGATTATAGTCAAAATCATATTTATATTGTCCTCCATTATATTGTTTTTTGAGAATGCATTTAGCTTTATTTTCATCAGCAGGAAGGTAGCCAAATTGACAAGGTTTAAAGCAATTTCCTATAGATTTGCTGGTGCTTAATTCTGTAGGTACTTCATTATACCACCTATTATTCAAGTGATAATTAGGTATACAAAACCAATCATGCCACCTTTCTTCACAAAAATTGGTTTTCATATTCTTGAAATATATTTCAGAGACTGGTTTGATAATATTTGAAGTTGTTGATTGCGTAAATTGATATTTAGCATTTTTTGGCAACTTCATATTCTCAGGAATAGTACATACATAATGATTTGATATCTCATCATATGCTGTTGTCAAGTATAAATTACTTGTTGCTAGAGCACAATTCTCGTATGCAATATTGTCTTTGACTTCGCATACATTGTACTTGTGTTCTATTGATGATATCAGCTCATTATTTTCATTTAATACGTAGGTATTCAGTCTTGTTAAGTCTTCATCAGTCAAGCCTAATATATAATTGTTATTATCAAATACATTTAATCTTTTTGCAAACTCTATCGTACATTTTTCTCCTATATGTACTTGCTGTACTATACTTGTTACATCAGGTTCTTCTGCTTCTTCTGCTTCATCTGCTTCGTCTGCTTCGTCTGCATCAACTGGGAAATCCATTTCCATTGTTGGATCTTGTGTTCGCAATGCTTGTAACTGTGCTTTTATAGTTTGCATTCTTTCATTATTTACTATTTGTTCTCCATCCGGTATGAGTAAAGTTGTATCTCCATCGTCATTATATTCTACATCATAATCATAAGTTGCCATATTTCTATGGGAGTTCCTTACAAGATACTATAGAAAAAAGTTATAATGGCATTTGCATATATGCATCTTTTTGTAATGACTTGTCTCCGCGCACGACTTGTATATCATAATACTTAGGAGTGTTAGCTGTATCATCTATGTTTTCTTGTTTAAATGATATCTTGATAGGTTCACATTCTGTTTCATTTTCAATATAATCAGTATATAGGTTAAATGGTTTATCGTTTTTGTCATATGAATTACATGTCATAACATATTGTACTGCTGTATTGTTGTTGATATCTTGCTTATCCCACTTAAACTTTAATATATCAATGTCCTTTTCTACATTATTGTAAAATTTTTCTGGTAATTTTTTCATATCAAGATGAATATGTTGATCTTCTTTCAAGCTTGATAAATGCAGATCCAAATCCTTTGGTTTGATAATAGTATATATATAATCTTTATCTTGAGGTGTTATGTTATCAAAATTTTGAACTAGAGAACCAAGCTCCATATGGATGATATTGTCCCATCTACCATCATAATATTCTTCACGGTCTTTCATATATACATCCAACATATGATTATTGCCAAAGAACTTTGCCAACTTTTGATAGAGATACGTCA